GTTATACCTTTATCAAATTGTAGCATTATATTTGACAATGAGCTTATAATTGAAGTAAATTGTGGAGAGATTATGGTAGTGACGTCAGACCGCGAGTATACAATAGACAGTGATGTCAATATTATTTCTATAGATATAACCGGTTCGGTCGATGTTTATGATATTCCAAACGAAAATACATCAGGCGATACCTGGTGGTGCAGATATTTACCTACCACTGATAGTGAATGCTTACGATATATACAGACAGATGTAGATGTTAATAACAATAATTTACCGGAATCTATTACTACTACGACCAATAACGATTCCAGTCACAACAATGATAAACTAATTACATTAGGATTGGGTAAAACGCAGTCAATACCGCAAAACGAAAGTCAACATTTGAATACAGTCCAGAAACTAAGTAATATTGCATCAAATATATCTATGGTTAACGAATATATATATATAGCATCTACTGATCTGGATGTAGATCTTATCAAATCTAGTTGTCTAAAACTTAATCAATTTGTAATTAAGAAGTTTGAAGGTAGTGACCCAAATTTTAATTTGACAAAAAGTATTCCTACCCGTATATATAGTGAGTATAATCTACTTATGTATCCGTTTCCAGGATTTCATAGTGTATATAAAAAAATACAGGAAATATTTTATATTTGTTATCGTAACCGAAATAAGTGTTATGATGTTCCCCCACATTTCATACAATGTTGGTTAAACGTGGTGTATAAAGATGACGAGCTTGATTGGCACGATCATTGGGAACCAGAATGTAATTCATGGCATGGATATATATATATAGACGCGGAGATGTCTGGACCATCGACATTATATAAAGTGCCAGATTATCAAGATATTGTTACAATCGAAGGTAAGAATGGTAATATGATTATTTCTCCGTCCAATGGAGATACGCATAAAACTGTACCATGGACGAATGAAAATCCAAGAATCAGTATAGCGTTTGATATCCTACCAACATCATCAAGTGGTCTCATTGATTGTGATGACATTAATCATTGGGTTCCAATCTAGAAGAATTGAGGGACGTATAGATACTACACAACTGATTTACCAAAAAATGCGCATAGATTAGGTATATCGACCTTATTACGTTCACAAATAAAAAATACTGTATATAGTATTTTTTATTGGGTTTACCCTACACGTTGCTCTAAATACTATTTATCATTTCATTTATACCACCGCGTTGTGTATTTTCTATTTGAAATTCGTTACAATGCAAATTTTTAGATTTGGATGTTCTATAATTGAAAATATGCTCTACCTCTCCCGTATATGAATAACCAATAACATTTTTATGTATATCATCTATATCAGTATTAAAAATATTTAAAAATTGTGTATAGTGACATCCAACCATTTCACACCTGATTCTGTTATTTTGGGTCAAACTATCGTACTCGTTTAAATTAAACTCGAGTAGATAATCTTCTAATGTTGGAATAAAATATCGTCCAGTTACCTTTATAATAAAATTGGATGAATGTATCAAGTTGGAGTTATTAAAAGCGTAATTTATTGAAAACAGTTCACTGTCTCCTTTAGAGTTATTATTTTTTAGATATTGTGCTTTTTCTTCTGTATTCTCATTAAACGTTATAATTTCAAATCGGTCCTTATATTTTTCCGTTTCTGCGTATAACTCTTCAAACTTATATCCACTATTTTCAATTACAATTATGTTAAAGGTTGTATTATTTAACCACTGTAAAATCGATTTTATGTATACATTTGTTCTTTCAGTTGGAGACGTTTGAATCAGATGCGATTTCCCAAGATTTACATTAACCGTACACGTTAATATTATAGTAATTTGATTTTCGTTAATAAAGTTGGGTGTAATACATTTATTGATTATATCGGTTAATAATGGATTCTCACGTATTCTTATCATCTTTTCCTCACTTATAGAATATATAAAGCTCGTTAATTCATTATAAATATCTTCCCAACTATGATTTTCAATATTTTTTACAACGTCTATACAATGCTGTTTATATAGAGATTCATCTAATAAATATGTTTCCATAGCATCCGCAACGTCTTTATAATAAACTGTTCTTGCCTCTCCATTACACGATTGTATAACTACAGGATAAACGTAATAATCGTTAGTATCTACTTTGATAGAACCATATGGTACCGATTCCACAATTCCTCCCCAATTTGGGATAATTTGAGGAACTCCTAACGCAGATTGTTCGAATGGTATTAATCCAAAGGATTCTCCAGTAGATGTAGTAATTCCTACATCAGCCGCATTGTAAATATTCGTTAATTCTTGGTCGTTTTTATTGGAATCTCCAATATTATTCGAACAAAAGTAAATATATTTTTCTATATTTTTTATATTGTTCTCTTTACACAATCGTATATATAGTTCTTTTAAGTTCCAACCCATGTCAACCAATCCACAATTAAACATGAGTAACACTTTTTTATCTGCGTGTTTAGTTAACAAATGAACGAACGCACGAATAATAATGTCTAATCTTTTTCGTGGTTGATTTTTACTACCCGAAAAAAATACAAAAGTATCTTCAGGTATATTCATTCTTTGTTTAGCAATGGATTTGTCATTTTTTTTAATGTTATTCGCATAGCCGTGAGATAGACGATATGATTTTAACAAGGAACCATTATTATTGAATTCATCTATAGTAAATTGTGCCATTGCTAATAATCCACTGCATATTTTATTATACAACAATATTTCAGTTTCAGGAACGCCGGTATATTCGGTACAAACATATGGCAAAATCATACATTCTTTATCTATGGTTGCGTTATTATGTATAGACATTAGCCAGCCATGAACAATACTAGAATCATTCAGTAAAATAATAATTTTCGGGTTTACCACATTTATTACATTCGGTAATTTATTAAAACCAAAATTCGTTCCATCTTGTGAATCTATCATATAATATTCATCTGACGGTCCATTACATGCTATCGCATATTGAACAACCTTATAATCACGGTATAAATACGGGAATAATTCTTTTGCAACTCTTCCATAACCAGACTTTGAACGATAATCATCACCAACCCAAAGTAAAATCGGTTTTTCGATAATGGGTTCTTGCGAAGTAATTAACGAATCCATAATATATGTTTGTGTATCAATTATATAAACATATATTATGTACTATTTATATTAATATGGAATCTAATAATATATTCATTGACGAATTCATAAATAGTAAACAAAACAAGGAAAACCCTAACATTTCACTAACACAAAATAAGTATGTTCGTTTATCCGAGAATATTATTGATATCAATCCTGTCCCTATTTTTGTAAAACCTAAAATTTCCAATGATATAGAGATTAATAATGAATTTAATATCATTGCTGCAGGAATAGATGAAAGAAACTTGTATGTTAATAAGAATCAAGACCCAAATAAAGAATCTGGTATTTTTACATCTCAAAATGCTTATGTTCCAGAGAATAATATATTGAATACGGATAACATGTATATTAAGTTAATGACTAATCAAATCATAAGTGGAATTTCAGAGATTATTTATACATTGTATAATTACGGAGGAGAGTTTAAATATAATATAAATAATTCTTGGATTCAAAAATACAAGAGTGGTACTTTTTTAAGTCCACATAATCACTTGACATCATCTAGTAATACCAATATTAAGACATTTAGTGTTGCATATTATATTGACGATGGTGACCCAGATGTGACTCAAACTTATTCCGGTTGCATATCTTTTATTTATAATAATAACTTAACCCATTTACGACCTAAAAGTGGTACTTTACTCATATGGGAAGACAATTTAATTCATTTGGTAAATCCATTTTTCAGCAAATCCGACAAGGAACGTTTTATGTTATCAACTAACATTTCCGTAGAATTTTAATTTATTGTTATTTTTATTATGGTTCTATTGTAACGAACAAACACACTCTAAAAAAAAGTCACTGTATTATATACGATACACAATGAGTATTTGTAATAATCAATTATTACAAGTTAAGTTAGACAATGAATATATACAAAACTGGACTCCACTAGAGTGTGATGGTAAAAACCCTAGAAACTGTGGAGCATCAGCATTAGCGTTAGCCAAAATTATACCAACAGATTTAGCTCAATTAATCAGCCAAGATACAGAAATATCTGGTATAAACGAAATTGAGATGTTAGGAATTATTAATAAAGAACACGCATTAGAGGCTAAATATGGATTAATATACTCTCATATAAACAAGGTTCAAGAAATATTTAAAGAATTAGAACCGGGTAATGGCACGATTGTCTTGTTCATACGTCCCAATGGCACCGGGCACATAGTAATTTTATCAAAAGATACTGACAATAAAATATATATATTAGAAGCACAATATTTACAAACGTATACGGAATCTCATATATCACAGTATATACACAATGGATCATATAATTCTTTTTTTGTATTTTGTAAGACAACTGAAGTGAACAAACGTATATTTTATACAATTTTTCAAAGTATATTGGGTAAACGAAAACTGGATAAATCAGAACTTTATCTCGATGATTTAAAAGTAGTGAATACAAAAAAAACAAGACGCAATACACATTCTAATGATAACAAAATGGATGTAGTTACTGATGATAATGATATGATGGATGTAGTTACTGATGATAATGATAACACGGTTACTGGTAGTGGTAAAAAATCAAAGAAAACGAAGAAAACGAAAAAGTCTAAAAAGGGTAAAAACTCAAGAAATAATAGAAAAAAATAAGATACAGCTTAAAAATATTTGGGTCTAATCCATACAATTCGTTCCATCCTCATAACAAGGTTTGTTATGTAACGTCCAATTACCGGGTATAGCAAATGCACACGTCTTTTCAATACCTAATTGATTTTCACCTAACACTAAACGCATAAATCCGAGTTCCCCCCAATATGACCCCCACGAGTTACGGATTATCCAATACTGTTTATCAATGCTGGCATCATACCCCCATCCAACTACTGAAATAATATGATTTATTGTCTTTAATTTTTTAGGAACATCGAGAACACCACCATCGTAATCATCTATTTCAGCCGCGTTAATACCACACGCAATGGGTCCATTCTTATATATTTCAGCCATCATATTATCACTACCGCGAACCGCTCCATAACTCGATACAGTAGCGTTTGGGTAATGTAAAATAGGGTTGCATACTCCCCCTCGGTTACTAAATGTATCACACGTTCGGCAAATATTTGTTGGAGTACAAATAAAATCTTGTTTGTTTTTACATGCTTCCTCGTTTGAGTCGGAACTACATGCTTGATATACCATACAATCCTCATATGGAATAGAACCATACTCGTGAATAGCCTTATATGTAGCTAAGTGGTCTCCTCCATTGCAACTACCACCCATTTGACAATTCAATATGAATTGAATGCTTAAATTTATATCAGGCCACGCCGCTTTTCGCATTATCTTTATTCTATCTGCTAAAGAGCTAACACTACCGTGCGCCCAGCAGCTGCCGCAATATACGGGTATGTGCTGATTCAAGCTTTTCGTTAAATAATTCACACCATCTACATTAGACCATGTAAATGATTGAGGCAATTCGGTATCCATACTATGCATTACTTGGTATGCCTCCAGAACAACTGTAGGCACATATTCATTCATTCTGGCACTAACGCCAGCTATAAGAAACAAAAACGATAAAAACATTTTATATATACAATATATTTTTATCTAACAATATAGTAGATTCATGGAAGAACCCACAAACATATTTCACAAAATATTTGAAATTATGGACCATTACGAGAATATATTAGATAATAGTTCATATGAAGGCGATGATAAATATACTGAAAAAGACGATTTCTTCGCTTTCTTATTTAAAAATATGAAGAAACAAGAAGCCACACCCCAAAAAAAACCCGAAACCAATGATGAAGAAAAACCAGAAACTAAGGATGAGGAAAAACCAGAAACTAAGGATGAGGAAAAACCAGAAATAGACCCCAATAAGGAACTTGAGTCTGAAACCGCACGGAAAGTTGATATAAATCCAGTTATTAAAGCATATGTTAGAAAATGTTATAAAAAAATTATTTTAAAATGCCATCCAGATAAAAATAAATCAATCCATAACGCAGACACATTATTTATTAAATGTCATAACTATTATGATAATGGGTTTTTGATTGGATTACTATATATTTTTTACTTATACAAGATTTTACCTCCTGCTCCATTAAATAATACATCTCCAACTGAACTTGATGATGACTCAAGCATCCTCCTAGACCAAATTTTTAAGGAAATACGGATGATACAAGACAAACTTACACAATTTGATTCTCATATGGAAAAACATACTTAATACTCTCTTTATATTCAAATAATTATATATATAACGAATAAAAACACGAAAAAGAAATGGCTGAGAATTTTGAAAATGGACATAAAATAAATGTCCAAAAACGTTTTTGTCGAGATAGAATTATATTTGGACTTGTTGGAAATACCAATTTACACCATAATGCTGATATTTTCATTTTTTATAGTAAAAATGTGTTACCATAAAAAATTAAGTATATTACGCGTATAATGATTTAGAAACTTTTATGTTACTACTTTATAGCAACTTGTTAACATTTAGTAAACAATATGATAACTGATAAATTGCCTGTAGTAAATTCTAAATTTTTTTGTTCTAAGTGTGACTATTATACTAACAAAACAAGTAGTTATAATAAGCACTTAACCACGCGCAAGCACCACGAGGCAACTAACGACAATGTTGCTACTGATACATTTGAATGTAACATATGTAATAAAGTATATAAATCACGGGTAGGATTATGGAAACACAAAAAGGTATGTAAAGAAACAACTGATACGTCATCTACACCAAACAATATGTCAACTGTAATTGATAATCCAACAATAGTCATAGAGTTATTGAAGCAGAATCAAGAATTCAAGGACCTTATATTAGAAGAACGTCGCGAATTTCAAAAGATAATTACCGACCAAAGCGCAAAGATGATGGAACTGGCGGGAAATATGGGTGGGAATAATCACCACAATACGACCACTACGAACAATAATAATAAGTTCAACTTGAATGTGTTCCTCAACGAACAATGTAAAGATGCTATGACATTGAAGGATTTCGTTAAGAATATTGAAATCTCAATGGAAGAATTCATAGAAACTGGAGAACACGGATTTGTTGATGGATTATCTCAAGTATTAATCCAACGAATCAATGATATGGATATTCACGACCGTCCTTTTCATTGTACGGACCTCAAGCGAGAGACAGTATATATCAAAGATGCCGAAAAATGGGAAAAAGACGAAAATAAAGAAAAATTACGCAAGGCAGTTAAAGGGGTAGCCTATAAAAACGAACGAATGCGCCCAGTTTGGTATGCCGAAACCCCTAATTCGGACGTTCTTGGTTCGGAAAACGGTGAGAAATTCTTCAAATACTCAGCGGCTGCGTTAGGTGGATATGGAAGAGAAGAAAATAAGATGTTTGAAGACAAAATTATGCGAAATATTATGAAAGAAGCCACTATTGATAAGCAAATGATGATATAATAATTGTTGAATAATATCATTTTGCTCTATAGATTTTTCTGGTAGGACCATTTTATTACTGTTTATGATAATATTATAGCTTATGTAATATCATTTTTGTAAACGTAAGAATGAAACCCGAATAATATTTAAAGCTAACCCGAATAATACTTAAAGCTAACCCGCATATATATATTATATAATGGCACATCAACTAGCATCGTGGAGTCAATACTTACGACAAAATGATTATGAATACGTAATTGAGTATGTCGAAAATCTCAAGAATAATAGAAAAAATGATAAAATGATGATTCTTTCTGGACCAGGAAGATCCGGTAAAAGCACGTTGATTCGAGATATTTTTTCTTATATTGGAAAAGACGAATGTATATATTGCGGACAGGATGGAAGTGAAATATATGGTCCATTATACAAGTTATGGAATGTATGTGATATTAGCGACCAAACCAAAAAAAAGAATATTCAATTATTTGAAAATTTAATAGATTATAACCAATCTATCATATCGGACACACCACGCATTGAACGTGTAAATTCACGTATTCTTGCAAAATCAAGAATAATCCAAATGGAACATATATTTTAAGTTGAATAGCATAATCACTCTAGAATTGTCATTACCTTATCATAATACTCTTTCGATAGTTCACACCCCTTGAAATTCCGATTTGTATTTTTGGAAGCAATTGCTGTGGTGCCACCACCTAGGAATGTATCTAATACAACATCCCCTTCATTCGAATGTTTTTTGATTAATTCTTCAAATAGTGGGAGGCTTTTCTGGGTGGGATGGAATCTATTTTTACCACCCTGTAGCGGGAACATATAAATACTATTATCATATTTGCTGTTGAATGTGGGTTTTCCACATTTGACTCCCAATAATGCTATTTCGCGACAATTCGTAAGATAATTGGTTTTTGAATTCAATGGTTGTGGGTTCGTCTTTATCCATTCAATAAACCGAATTTGTTTAAATTTATGTTTTTCCATTACATCTTTTAGATGCGAAATTTTCCATAAGTCAAAGAACATTATCATTGTTCCCCCCTTTCTTAATTTCTTATAATATTCACCAACAAAACCATCTAAGTCTTCCATTGTAAAATCATTATCCCAATCACCGTAATCGGTCTTAACGCAATATTTCTTACCATATATGGTTCCATATTTCATATAATTTTGTTTATTATTATCAGTTTCGATATTATTATTCGTTTTATATTCTTCCCATTCATCTTGTGTTTTTACGAACTCGATATTTTGTTTTTCATTTTCTTTTACATTGTTGTAGTGCGAGTTCATACCACTTTCTCTTGAAATGATATATGGTGGGTCAGTTAATATCAAATCAATGGAATTATTTGGAATAGTTGATAAATATTCCATCCCCTCGATATTATTTACTTCAATATTAATTGACATTGTATAGTGTTTATTAATATATTATATAGAACTGTCTAATCAATTTTAGTATTAATTTCTTCTTTATATTCAAATAATTATATATATAACGAATAAAACCAAGAAAAAGAAATGGCTGAGAATTTTGAAAATGGACAAAAATAAATGTCCAAAAACGTATTTGTCGAGATAGAATTAAATTTGGAATATGTGATTTTTGAGTTTTATAGCATAATGCTGTTAATTATATTTTTTATGGTAAAAATGTGTTACCATAAAAAATTAAGTATATTACGCGTATAATGATTTAGAGAGAAAATATGTCAATACATAAAGGAGGACAAATGATTACAAATAAATCTCAAACTGTCAGAATAGAATATAATTGTGAGTCTTGTGACTATGTTACAAGTAGTAAAAGTGATTATAATAAACATTTAAATACTGCAAAACATAAAAGAGTTACACGCGGAGACAAGAATGACCCAAAAACTCACAAATGTATTTGCGGTAAAGATTTCAAACATCGTCAAGGCTTATGGAAACACAAAAAGAACTGTAATCTTGACTCACCCGCTCAGACGCCCAGCACGAATAACGACAAGTACGATATGTTATCAAACACAATCTTGTTGTTAGTTAATGAAAACCGTGAATTCAAGCAATTGTTGATAGACCAAAACGCAAAGATGATGGAAATGGCAGGAAATATAGGAGGGAATAACCATCATAATAACAATACAACCAACACAAATAGTCATAATAAGTTCAACTTGAATGTATTCCTCAACGAACAATGTAAAGATGCGATGAGTTTGAAGGATTTCGTAAAAAATCTGGAAATCTCGATGGAAGAATTCATAGAAACTGGAGAAATCGGATTTGTTGATGGGTTATCACAGGTATTGATTCAACGAATCAACGATATGGATATTCACGACCGTCCATTTCACTGTACGGACCTCAAACGAGAGACAGTATATATCAAAGATACTGAAAAATGGGAAAAAGATGAAAATAAAGAGAAATTACGGAAGGCAGTTAAGGGTGTAGCCTATAAAAACGAACGAATGCGTCCGGTTTGGTATGCTGAAACCCCAAATGTGGACGTTCTTGGCTCTGAAAACTGTGAGAAATTCTTCAAATACTCAGCGGCTGCGTTAGGTGGATATGGAAGGGATGAAAATAAGACATTTGAAGACAAAATAATGCGAAATATTCTCAAAGAAGTCACTATTGATAAACAAATGAAGATTGAATAAAAATTGAAACGGTGGGTAACATTATAGTTGTATAAATTATAATAATGATACAAATAGACCAAGAAAACCTAATAAGCGGTGAGTCTTATTATATTGCTTCATATGGTCCTAATGGGATTATAGCAAAAATGCTAGGTATATATTGTGCGGAAGGACCCAATTTAATGCGGTTCAATGATGTAATACAGTATAAAAATGGGGAAAAGATAAATATAGGATGGTTTCACGCGCCGACAATATTAAGTTCAGATGGAAAAACGAATTATTATTGGAAATATTTCATACCATCTAATCCTGAACTCATCAAAAAGGTAAAAACGGTTGATATTGAAGTAATATTAACAAAAATGCTTTTGATTCGTCAAGCATACAATAAACGAATTGGAGACCCAAGTACAATAATGGGTATGATTCATCGTAGATTTGGTCTGGATCGGAAAATGAAAAAATGAATATATATACTGTAAAATACTTTTTTTCGTTGTATATTATAACGATGGTAAAAACAAAGAAGGTTACATCGCCTCATAAAGGAAAAAAGAAAAGTAGAACAAAAAAGACTCAAAAAGGTGGCAATCTAAATACCCAGTTTATGAACGCAATCAAGGAAGACAATTTAAGTTATGTAGAAGATAATATTGGAAATATAACCGACCTTAGTTTTGAGAATAGTTCTGGAAATACTCCACTAGATATAGCGATAACTAAATATAACGAATTGAAAACTACAGAATTTATGGGAGACGATGAGAGGGAGATGGAATTATATAGTATTCGCACACAGATTATAATAGCCTTGTTAAAAAATGGTGCTAATGGTGAAAATATAGAATTACCTGGTATTAATTTCAATAATGTAGAATTAAAAAACGTAAATTTGAGAGGTTCTGATTTAACCGGTGCTACTTTAGAATACGCAAATTTAGATGGTGCGAATTTAACAGATGCTAACCTAAGTGGGGCTGACCTTCAAGATACCATAATTACAAATGCGACCTTAACAAACACGAAGTTTATTGAAGCTAATATGGATGGTACAAATATAAATGGTTCAAATACAAATGGAGCTGATTTTACAGGCACTATATTAGACACCCCTCCTACCTCTGATACAGTATTCCGCACTACAACTGATTATCTGCAAACGTTTGATGAAAGTGTTGCTAATATTAATACTAATGTTAATTATAATGAGGATGATATGAGTGATATTGAAGTTGATCCTTCTGAAACTAATAATATTTCTTTCGATGATAATCAGTATTTAGACTTAATGGATTCCGATGCAACCACTCAACACCGCGAAACAGAACGAGAGCGAAATTCAAGATTACAAGGAGAAAGAAAAAATAAAAAGCAGAATTATCTTGAACGCTCCAAAATCACACTGGATACAAATAACACCGACCCATTTAAAACTGTTGGGTTGTCTGGATATAATGCGATAATGATGGAAGATGTGAGTTTTTGCGAATATATTAACGAGAGTAATGACAATGTAATTTTTATTCACGAACGGCAAGTTGGATTGCTTGATAAACCAACTATTAAAAAACTCATCACTAATGAAACATTAGACGAGACTAAGATTGTATATCAATGTAACGAACTGTCTGAAGCATACGTACCACACGAAGAGAACATGATCAGTGGTCCAATGTTAAATATGGATATAATGGGTATGTTTGGATTAATGCTACCATTAGAAGACTTGGATGAAGTTGTTAATGGAACCCAACAAATATTTGTTATAAAAACAGAAAATGATAAAGATAAAATTCCCATAGCATCCTTACCTACACGGTTAGCTATGGGCGACGAGAGCGGTTACACGGTAATTAGTGCTAATCATTGTCAATCCGAAGTATCAATTAAAGTTGGTAAACTAAGTTATGTCGATAACAAAGTATTATTGGAACAATGTGGTAAAAAAGGTGGTAAAAAACAGAAAACTCGCCGTAAAAAACAGAAGAAATCAAAACGTTCCCCCAAAACACGAAAGAATAAAAATAAAAAATCGAAACACTAATTCTATTTACCAAATATTTTATTGATGATTGAGAACATTGACATAAAAACAAGATAATACATCAAATATACACGATTATGTATGAAATAGTGGTTGCTTGTAACGAAAAAATGGTGATTGGAAAGGATAATACAATACCCTGGAATGTAAAAGAAGATTTAACGATGTTTCAAAAGCTAACAACTAACCATATTGTAGTAATGGGTCGTAAAACATATGAATCATTGCCATTTAAACCTTTGAAAAATAGATATAATATCGTTTTAACATCTAATCCTGATAAATATGAAAGTAAACACGAGAACCTTGTATTTACAAACCTAGAAAATATGTCAAATATCATTCAAAATCAAATGAAAAAATGGGGAGAACAAGTGTTTATTATAGGCGGAAATGACATATATCGCCACTTTCTAGATAAATGTAGTAAGCTGCATATTACAGTCGTTGATAAAGAAGTAGATGGAGATACGTTTTTTCCGTGTTCGTTGTATGAATTGAATCAACAATATGGATTTAACTTGATAAAATCAAGTAATACGGTATTATCTAAAACAGATAACGTAATGTTTCAGTATCATACATATTCCCGTTGAAAAATGTAAAATTGATATATTATATTACATATATAATATAGCATAACAAACTAATACGATGAATGAAGTCAGAATATTAACAAAACCGTATAATCGGTTACCATATGAATTACAACGGTATACATATTCGTTTATTTATCCAGATGTACGATTAGCGTGTGTATTCCCCAGCGACGAGTCAATTTATAATCTACTATCAGAATTAGTAGAAACCTATAAAGAATTTACAACCGGCACGATAGAACTTGTTAGTAATATATTTTATAGATATTTCCCAAGTAAGACAGTTTATCAACAATCTGAAAATGAATTAATTGTAAAATATCTATATCGTGTATTTGATAAAGATGACAGTGGAAGGCATATACATTGGTATGAAGAAACTGGCGATACGGACTATAATGGCTTTATACAAGAGTTATATGAAAAAATTATATATCAAAAAAACAAGACTGGTGATACAAAATTATTGTATAAACTAATGGCAAGCTATCAATATTATTTATCTCACTCAGATGAATATTATGATATGGTTATGAATGAAAGCGAATCGTAATTTACACGTCGTAAAATAACTGAATTGTTTCAACTATTTTGTTTGTTGCGTGTAATGGATTTAACCAATATTCTATTTGTTCTTCCAATATGCTTAATCGATGAGACCATTCCTTTTTTTTTGATTCTTTTACACCGCAGATACCGTTCTTGTTAATTCCCCAACACGATGATACATTTTCACCATATTTTACATATTTATCTGGATTGAATCTTATAAATACGATAGGTCTATGTCCCATGTCTTGTGATAATTCCATTATACGTTTGTTTTCACAACTGCACTCATACCCTGTATGTTGGTTTTCATCTACTTCAATTATTAAGATTTGATAACCCAAATCCAATAACAAATCTGGACGTTTTTTCGAACAACCGTTATTTACCGATTTGTCTGCTACCCAATCTACCCCCGGGAAGCGGGTTTTCACGTATTCTACTACAGCAAACTCTTTTGTTTTATAATTACGAGTGACTGGTTTATCTGGAAACAAGTTCATAAAGCAGAACAAACAATAACCGTCGTATTTTTCTTGAACAAAAGTCGAACACCATTCACTTTTACAAGTTTTATGTATCACATCCACCATATCGTCCTTTTTATGAGCGAAACAATACAAAGCTTTCGTCTCGCCTTCAGTATTATAATTTGGTTGTTTCTTACATCCTTCTTCACAGCAAGTTTTATCTTTCACATTTACCATACCTTCCTTTTTATGAGCGGAACAATACAAAGCTTTCGTCTCGCCTTCAGTATTATAAGTTGGTTGTTTCTTACATCCTTCTTCACAGCAAGTTTTACTTTTGACATTTACCATACCTTCCTTTTTATGAGTGGAACAATACAAAGCTTTCGTCTCGCCTTCAGTATTATAAGTTGGTTGTTTCTTACATCCTTCTTCACAGCAAGTTTTACTTTTGACATTTACCATACC